CTCGCCGCCGTCCGCTGGGGCATCGCTGGTCGGGAAACTGCCGAAACCGACTTGCCTTCCGCATGAGCCCGGGCAACCTATCTGCAAGGGTACGGCGTTTAGTGTTGTGGGTGGAAGAGACTCATGGCGTGGGCTGGGCGTCGTACCCCCTCTCTGGCTTCCATACGGGGCATAACTAAATGGCTTCTGGCATCTTCATCGGCCTCACTGAGTGCGAACTCCTGGACATCAAGGCCAAGGCTTTGGCTATGATCACCGAGGGCAAGACTCTGATGTCCTACTCGGACTCCGGTTCCTCCGCCTCGAAACAGTTTGCGATGCCGCCCAAGGAGATGCTGTCGGAGGCGATGTTCGCCCTTTCTCGTCTGGACCCTGCCACCTACGGTCGTCGTATCTCGATGATCTCCACGGACTGGCAGAACCGTCAGGACTAACTTTCTATGGCCATCCGCAAGAAGATTAAGACCGTCAGCCTGCGTCCCAAGCAGCCGAAGGCCACGCCTGCCGCCCCTGCGCCGCAGGCTTCCTACGGCGATTGGCAGAGCATCGGCGTGACGCGTGCCCGCCGTTCGGCCTACGGTGCGGAACCGCGTGACCTACGCCGCGACCTGACGCCCTACGACCGCCTGACGATGATGCGGAAATGCCGCTGGGCGGAGCGTAACTCCGGCCTGTTCAAGCAAATCCTCGCGGACATGTGCCTCTACACGGTGGGCGACGGCATCAAGCCGCAGTCCCACGCAAGCACCCCTGAGATGCAAGAACGCTATGAGGCTTACTTCGCGGAGAAGGCCAAGCGCATCGACATCACGAACCGCTTCTCGTTCTATCAGGCCCAATCCATCCTCCTGCGTGGCATGATCCGTGACGGTGACTCCTTCGCCGCCAAGGTCCGCAACGGCGCCGGCGAAGCCAAAATCCAGCTGATGGAAGCCCACCGCGTCGGCGACCCTCTCGAGGGCAAGGTGCCCGAAGGTATGCACGACGGCATCCAGTTCGGTCCCTATGGCGAATACATCGCCGTAAACATTTACCGCTCCGACGGCTCGTCGCGCCAGATTCTGGCCCAGTCCATGATGATGGTCGTCGACCAGGAGTACGCATCCGGCGCCCGTGGCGTCCCGCTGCTCCAGCACTCCATCAACTCCATCCAGGACGAGATGGAAATCCTCGCCCTCGAGAAGCAGGCCGTGAAGGACAACGGCGACGTGACCCGCATCATCAAGAAGAATGGCGGAGTCTTGGACGGCGACATGGCCGGCGAACTCGGCGCGGTCGTCAACGGCTCCTACGCCAACCTCGCCAACACGATGGGCGGCAAACTCATCGCCCTTGAGCCCGGGGAGGACATGACGTCCTTCCAGAGCAACCGCCCCAACGCCACCTTCACCGGCTTCCTGTCCGCCCTCGAGCGCGACATCAGCATGGGCGTGCTCCCTTACGAGTTCGTCAGCGACTCGTCCAAGCTCGGCGGCGCTACCGTCCGCCTGATCACCGCCAAGGCTGGCCGCGTGTTCGGCAAGTATCAGAGCATCATCATCGAGAACTTCTGCGTCCCGACTTGGGGCTACATCATCGGGCAGGGCATCGCCGCCGGCGAACTCCCCGACGACCCGCAGTGGAACCAAGTCTCCTGGACCACCCCGAAGTCCGTCACTGTCGACGCTGGCCGCGAGGCCGCGAATGACCGGGCCGACGTCGAGATGGGCCTGCTCTCAATGTCCGAACTCTACGCCCAGCGCGGTCTAGACTTCCGCTCCGAGATGGCGAAGCGAGCCTCCGACATGGTCCACATCAAGGACTTGGCGGCTCAGTACGGCATCCCCTTCGAGCTGCTCTTCCGTCCGTCGAACACCCCTGTCGGCACGATTGGCGGCGACGTCATGGAAGGCCCGGAGGCCGAAGGCGAAGACGAGCCCGCCGATCAGGAAGAACCTGAAGAGCTCGACGAACCCAATTCCTAAGACCATGCGCTTCCTCACCAACGGACTGTCGGGCCGCGAGCCCCTTCTCATCGACCCGACCAAGGCGAAAGACCATGCGGTCTTAGCCGAGAAGTTTGGGTTTACGGATATGCTTGCGCAGCTCTTCGGAGTCGCCCCTGCCCCCTACGTCGTCGACGGCGTGGGCATCGTCCCCATCGTGGGCGTAATCGGTAAGGGCCTCTCGCCCCTGGAGAAGATGATGGGCGCCGTGGACGTCAACGACGTGTCCGCCGCCATCGACGCCTTCGCCGCGAACCCCGAGGTCGAGAAGGTCGCCCTGCAAATCTCGTCCCCTGGCGGCACGGTCACCGGCGTCGAAGAACTCGCCAACAAGGTCCGCAACCTGAGCAAGCCGACCCTCGCCTACACCGACTCCGAGATGGCCTCCGCCGCCTATTGGATTGGTTCGGCTGCCGACCGCGTCGTGGCCTCCCCCTCGTCCACCGTCGGCTCCATCGGCGTCTACATGGCTATCCCTGACTACTCCGAAGCCGCCAAGATGCAGGGTATCAAGATGGTGGTCATCAAGTCCGGCAAGTTCAAGGGCGCGGGCATCGAAGGCACGAGCCTCGACGAAGACCAGATGAGCAACCTTCAGGAAGGCGTCGACACGATCCACGCCGAGTTCAAGGAAGCCGTGAACATGAAGCGCAAGATGGTGAAGGCCGAAGCCATGGAAGGCCAGACCTTCTCCGGCAAGCAGGCCGCCGCCCAGGGCTTAGTGACCGGGCTGGCCGACTCCTTCAACGACGCCCTGCGCTCGTTCTAATTCCAACTCCCGCATAAACAGAATGACCATCGAAGAACAGCTCCTCGAAGCCACCGCCGCCATCTCGGGCGTCACCGCCGAGCGCGACGACCTCCGTGCCACCGTCGAGAAACTCACCGTGGGCGCCGCCTCCGAGCTCGAGTCCCTCAAGGTCGAAGCCGCGTCCAAGGACGCCAAGCTCGCCGAACTGACCGCCGCCCTCGAAGTGGCCGCCAAGGAAGTCGAAGGCTTCAAGGCGATGGTCGCCTCCCTCGAAGCCAGCAAGGTCAACGCCTCCAAGGAAGCCGCCAAGATCGTGGCCTCCGTCGGCGTCTCCCCGGTCGAAATCAGCCCTGCCGACGCCAAGCCGTCCGCCGAGGCCGTCGACCATCTCGCGGTCTTCATGTCCCTCCCGGTCGGCTCCAAGGAGCGCAACGAATACTTCGCGACCCACAAGCACGCCATCATCAAGGCTGCTCTCTGATTTTCCCCCTAACCCTCACCCAATAAACACACATGGCTAACTCCATCGTCGCCGCTCCGTCCATCCTGGCCGAGTCGGTCATCGCTTCCCTCAAGGGCAAGCTCCCCGCGCTCCGCGCCTTCTCCAGCGTCTTCACCGCCGCTGAGTCTGGTGCCGGCAAGACCGTTCAGGTCCCCCTGATCGGCACGTCCACCGCCACCGAGTTCTCCACCGGCGGCTACCTCACCCAGGACGACGCGACCATCACGGCTGCGAACGTCACCCTGAAGCACTTCAAGGTGTCGTCCCGCTTCTCGCCCCTCGACGTCAAGATGTATGGCGCCCAGTTCCTCTCGAACGCCTTCGTCCCGACCGCCGCCAACGCCCTCGCTGAGAAGTGCCTGGCTGAAATCGGCGCCCTCATCACGAACGCCAACTACTCGTCCAACGTGGACACCGGCGCTGCCCTGACCTACGCCGAAGTCGTCACCGCCAAGGGTGTCCTCGACGCCGCCAAGGCCGCTGAACCCCGCGCGTTCATCCTGAACTCGACCTACGCCAACGGCCTCCTCGGCGACGCGACCATCATCGGCAACTCCGTCCTCGGTGCCGGCATCCTGACCTCCGGCCAGATCGGCACCCTCGCTGGCGCCGCCGTCTACCAGTGGTCCAGCCTCCCGACGAACAGCGAAAACCTCGCTGGCTTCGCCTGCGGCGCTGACGCCATCGCTGTGGCTTCGGCCCTCCCGATGTCCGAAATCCCGGGCTTCGAAGTCGCCAACGCTGTCGACGCCGACACCGGCCTCGGCGTTCAGGTCCTCATGGGCCAGGAACAGAGCGGCTACTACAACGTCACCGCCACGCTGCTCTTCGGTGCCGCTGTCGGTCGCGCGACCTCCCTGCACCGCCTCAAGACCGCCTAATAGCGGCCAAGAGACGACAGACAAGGCCCCCAGCGATGGGGGTCTTTTTTTGCGTCCTACCAAATCGGGCAATTACAGATGAGCCTCTACTCTGAGTTTCTGGCTGACGCGAAGGAGATGATCGCAGACTTCGGCGTGGCCGGGTCGGCCAACTCCGGAGCCATCACCTTCTCCTGCCTCATCTCCGACCCTGCCGTGGCCACCGTGCTCGAGTCAGGGGGGTATATGGAGCGGACCCAGTACTCGGTCAGGCTCCCCGCTGTAACGGCCTCCTGGAGCCAGCCAGACGGCTCTACGGGGGCATCGGCTGCCATCATCGCCTCGGGTGCCGTCATCCCCTCCCTAGGCCAAGGCAAGAAGATCGTGGCCGGCGGCAAGACCGTCCGCATCACGACCCAGACCTACAAGCCCGGTTCCGCGTGGGTGACGCTGGTCGTCATCGACGACAACCAGTAAGGCCATGGTCAAGGTCAGCATCGAGCCTAAATCTCAGGCTGACTTCCTTGCGGCTATCCAGAAATACGCCCAGCGCTCAAAGCAGACCCTGAAGGACGCCACGCTCGAGCAGGCCGCCTTGGCCTGCAAGGACGCCGCCCTGTTCACACCTCCCCTAGTTAAGGGTGGAGGCAGGGGGCTAGATGCCGCAGCTCAAAAGGCCGGCGAAAGGGCAATTGACCGAGACGTCGGTAAGGTGGTCGTCAGCCAGACTGGCGGAACCAAGAACAGCCAGAAGGCTCGCCTGATTAAGCGCCTCGGATCACTGGCCCTGAATAATAACTCTGTCATGTTCTGGCGCGTCGCCGCAAAGGGCCACGCGGTCCTTAGTGGCAATGTCTTCGTTAGCCGTATGCTGTCCGGCACGTCTAACGGTTTCGGCACGGAGTGGGGCTTCCAGAAGCTCAGGAACTACTTCAATCGTATCGGCACCAAAGTTTCTTCCGAGATGTCGAATACCGCTTACCCCCAAGACGTGGGCGAGATTGCGACCAAGTATCGGCCCATCTACAATCGAACCGGCGGGCGTCTTTACAAGAATGGACGCAACGTCAGCGGCGTAAACTGGATGTTCAAGTTCGTCGCTGAGAACAAACAGGACATCGAGACCTACGTTGAACAGCGTCAGCGCACGGTCGGCGCAATCAAGTCTGGATGGGCTGCCGCCTTGCGCTCCCTTCCCAAGCCTGTCGTCAATGGCGTCCCCAAGAACTTCGGGGTCGACCTTCTTAACGCTACTTGGATTGCCAAGCATAAGTCCGTTGCAGGCTTCAACACATCGTCATTCACTGATCGTGAAGTGTCTGTGACCATCACCAACGCCAACGGCAACGTCAACGGCATCGCCACCCAGGCTGACGTGCTTGGGCTTGTCTACGGCAACCGCGTCAAGCAGATGCCTGCACGCGTCCGCAAACTGCTCCAAGACGACATCGACAAGTTTAACAAAAAATCCTAACCATGGGCACCAAATCCATCCGCCACATCGTCGAGGCTACCCTCGCGACCTATCTCTCAACCCAGACCGGGTTGACTAGCATCGCCTTCCTGACGGGGGATAATGCCAGCATCCAGACCCTGCCAAAGGCCATCGTGCTTTGCGAGTCTGCCCGCCCCCCTGGCGACCTACCCGAAGGCGAAGGCAACTACTCCTGCTCCGTCCGAATCACCCTGTTTTCCAACGCGGACGACACGACCCTCGCCGACCACCGTGCCCGCTGCGCCGCCCTGTCCGGCAATATGCGTGACCTGACCAGCATCAAGGCGGCCTTCACGGCCAGCGGGGATGCGTCCTGCTATGACGTCACGATCGGCTCCGAAGACGAGGGCATCGACGAACGCTCCTGGGCCACGGCTTTCTCCTTTGACGTGCTGGTGGTCCTGCCTGCCGCGTAACCTTCCAAACCCTGCATATTCAAATGGCCGCCATCTCTAACGGAACGACCTGCATCTACGGAGTCGCAGGCACTGTCGCTAACCTCTTCGTGCAGAGCTACAGCCTCTCGTCCTCCTTCAACGCGGACGTGACCGTGGTCGACGAGACTGGCCTGACCAAGACCCATCGTCTGGACGACCGTAAGAGCGAAATCACCATCGAAGGCATCGCCAAGACGACCTCGATGCCGGTGCTCGGCGCCGCCCTTTCCTTCACGGTCAACACCCTCTCGGCCTACCCGGCTGGCTCGGCCTCCGCCTCCTTCGTCGGCACGATCACCAAGATTGACGACAAGGGCTCCAACAAGGGCTTTACGGCTGTGACCATCACGGCCATCGACTACGAAGGCATCACGCCTGCCTAATTGACTTCCCCGCAAAGGGGGTAGCATCAAGGAAGTGGACCGCCGCTTCTTAAATGCCTATGTCGACCCGGCGCCCTTTCGGCTGCTGGGTCGAACTATGTATCCTTGGTGTCTCAAGTACCGGGTGCGTCTGATGGCCTTCGACTCCCCGCTGGTAACAGGCTCTCGCGGCATCAGCCCTGCCGATCTGCTCTTCGCCTGCAAGGTATGCGCCGAGGAAACGCTAGGGGATAAGATTGGCTTTGTCGACGAGCTGAGGCTGATGTCCCTGTCCCGCAACCCTGAGAAGTTCGAGCGCCTGCTGGAAGCCTTCGCCGGCTACATCCTCGTGCAGGACTGGCCCAAGTTCTGGGAGCAGAACAAGACCAAGTCAGGGGGCGGCGACAAGGGCGTGCCGTGGCCGCTGTCCATCGTGGCCAACCTCATCGCAAACGGCATCCCAGAAAAGCGGGCATGGGAGATGCCAGAGTGCCAGGCCATCTGGCTCAATTCCGCCTTGGCTATCCGCAAGGGGGCTGACGTGGCGATCATGTCGCCCGAGGAGGAAGCCTTCATGGCCGAGGAGGAAGCCAAGGAGAAAGCCGCCGAGACTCCTTCCAATCCTGCAAAGGAAACAACCGATGAGCCAATCCCTAGAGGTTAACATCAAGACGACCTCCGACGTCCCGCAGGCCATGGATAAGGCCAAGACGGCGACCGTGTCCTTCGGAAAACAGGTTGAGGACATCCAGAAGAAGTTTAGCACGGCCTTTAAGGATATCTTCCTGTCCATCGCTGGCCCGATGGCAATCTTCGGCCTTCTGACTAATGCTGTCACCGGTTACTTGGAGAAAATTAAGAAAGCCCAAGAAGACGCCAACAAAGCGGCAATTGATGGAGTCAACGAACGCATGACAGCCGAGGATGTTTTTTACGCCAGGAAGATTGAGCGCATTAAACAGGATAAGGTCAAAGAACAACAAGCTAAAGACCAGCCACAGACCACTGCTTTTGAGTTTTTAATGAATGATCCTCGGGCTAAGAGTATTTTTGGATTTGACGCTAAGTCTAAGGTTCCTGCTTTTGGTATCGGCGGTATGACCGTATCTGAACAACAAGCTGAGTTCATGTCTAAGAGCCCTGCATTGCAGGAAAAAATCCGCAAAATATTGGCAGAAGACATGACCAAGGAAGGCATTACTGGACAAGGATTGAAGGCTGGAAAGTCTGCCGACTTCAAAGGCCCCGAAGGCTTTGGCAACGTCATCGGCGTCGGTGCCAACCCGGTCATGGAGGCCATGAACGCCCAGCTCGAAGAGCAGCGCAAGCAGACCGGGCTTCTCCAGAACCTCGTGGATC